ATGGTGATCGGTTCTATAAGATCAAGGTTTATTTTATCACGTTGGACGAGAAGAGCGGAGCGGAAAAGAAAACCGCCGCTACCATGTTAGCCCAAGCCTCTAATCTAAAAGAGGCCATAACCGTGCTAGAAGAAGGCATGAAGGGGACAATGGCGGATTATACCATAGCCTCTGTCTCGGAGACAATGATCATGGACGTGTTCCCGTTCAACGCGGATGTCAATAAGAGAGTTGTTGACATTGATAAAAAAGAGATAGAGAAATCATTGTCTGACACCTCTAAATCAATAGAGGATAAGATGAGAGAGTGCAAGGATATCATAACCCGTGATCCCAAGGAAGGGGACGGAGATCTCATTACGAGAACGCAATCCTTCATCAGGCAAAAGGCCGGGCATGACAAGAGCAAGTTCAAGGAGGCCGCAATAGAGATCGCCTTGCTCCAGAAATCACCAGCTTCCCAAGTATGGTTCATGGGATGTGGACAACTCTTAATTGAAGAGCTAGAGGTTTGATATTGATATTAGTGTGTTTTTCATGGTATTAGATTTAGTTTTTATCCCCGCCGTCCGTGAGGATATGCGGGGATTTCGGGCGGTAAGTATTCCGGGATGAAACGTTACGGAGTGCGCATGACGTAAAGAGGCCGGTTCGATCCCGGCACCGTCCACGAATAACAAACATATAATCATGGGAACAATACAAGATTTAGATCACTTGACAATGGCCATATACCTTATCACCGCAATACTCGGACTTATAGCAGTGATCTTGGCAGGATTCTTATTAATAAACGAAAAAAGAAAACATCCATGGGAAAAGTAAAGAACATAACCTCTTTAAAGAACAGACTAGACCGTATATTCTCCGTATTTATAAGAATAAGGGATGCTGACAACAACGGTTATTGCCGTTGCATAAGCTGTGGGAAGATCGTGCATTGGAAAGAGGCAGATTGCGGACATTTCGTCAACCGGTCACATATGGGTACCAGATACAGCGAGAGAAACTGCAACGCTCAATGCAGGTCTTGCAACCGTTTCGACGAGGGCAACAACATCGGTTATGCCAAGGGCTTGATAAATAAGTATGGTGTAAAAGTAATTAACGAGCTTGAGGTAAAAAAGCACTCTATCTCTAAACTCTCGGCATTCGATTACCAATTGATGATCGAAGATTACAAGAAACGAATAAAGGATTTGAGGGATCAGAAAGGCATAAAGGATTGAAATGGCTAAGAAGAAAGACGAGCAAGAAAAGGTGAAATGTGGCGATTGCGTGAACGGTAAGCCTCACAAGGGTCTGGCCATATGGTGCGAGATATTGAACACCGGGAGGGTAGCTAACTCCCTCCGGTATTGCGACAACTACAAACAACGATAACTTATATGAGAACGATCAAAGCGAACACTAAGGCAAACGGGGATATACTTCCGGAGCCTCAATTCAAGAGGATACCCGTAAGGGTTGACAAGAACACGATCATCCTCGTAAGGGAAGGTTTGAACGTGGAAGAGCATCTAAAAAGATTCAAGGAAAAGGATAACATTCCACCGGGATATATCCCGTGGTTCTAAAAAAACTTCAATTTGTTTGGTATTTAAAAAGAGCTATCAATATGATTAAATCATGATAATAGAAATCTTAAACTATCTAAGAGAAAAAAGAGACATCAAACTGAGGATGTCTCTTTTAAGCAAAGCTGGAGGATATACGATACAAGAACTCCCAATGGTATATTCATTCGTTCTAGGAGGTTTCCACTCTTTGCTTGAGTTAAAAGAGTTCAGGGAATGGAAAGAGCAAAAACGAGACAATGAGGTTATCAATCCATCTCAACCGACACCACTATAGCACATCACTAGGATGCGTGTCCTATATTTTTAAAGCAAATCATTTGGCGTTTTGAATTTGAGTTGTATCTTTGCGATGTTTTCCCGCCAAGAAAACATTTACATATTAGTATCTAAGGTGGATTTTTTATATCCATCCGATTGCTTATATCTGCAAAGATAAAGAGCTGTTCGTATTCCTTTGTAGGCTACCTCAGATACTGATGTAGTGTTTCTTGGCGGAAAAATAAGGAAGCGAACAGCTTTCTTTTTGTACATAACTCAAATTTCAACTACAATGCCAAGAAACTTGAAATTAGAGGAGAAGCGAAGTATAGTAACTTCTACATCTACGCCTAACAGTGCGAGAACTGTATCCTACCGAAAGTTTGAAACCGAGAAGAACGCCAAGAACAAGGCGTATTTCTTCATCCTCTCCAATGGGCTTTACGATGCGTTTCGTGAGTTCTGTAACAACTATCATTCAAGTGATCCACACGAGGATTGCTTGGAAATTCTTTTGTCTAAAATCTAAAGAATAAAGCATATTAAATTTTAAAAGCCCCGGTCTAGGCCGGGGAGTATATCGTACACTTTAAATTTAAGTAATCATGGATATAAAGAAAATGTCAAACAGGGATCTCAAATATGGCATAGACCGATGCAACGCAAGGTTGGCCGGAATAATGCCAATGGGATACATGGACAAGGAACGATGCCTTCAGGCGTTGGAGCAATATAGGGAGGAATTATATAATAGAGGAATAATATATTGACATGGACACATCTAAAAAAACATTTCTTTTTAATGCTGATTGGTACGAGGTGTTAGTGGATTATCCTTCGGAGATCAGACTTGAAGTGTACGAGGCGGTTATTAGGTATGCCGTATCGGGGACACTATCGGAGCTGAGACCGCAGGCTAAAATGGCATTCTCCTTCATTAAAAGAGAAATCGATTTCAATCAAAAAAAATATGATGAGAGAGTATCCAACAATAGGGAATCCGGTAAAAAAGGAGGTAATCCAAATTTCAAGAAAGGCAAGTCAAACCCCTATTACTCAAAGGGTAAAGAAGATAACCCAACATTACCGAAGATAACCGAAGATAACCCAACATTACCGAAGATAACCCTATATGATAATGATATTGATAATGATAAAAAAAGAAAATATATAAAAGAAAAATTCGAGGCTTTCCGAAAATCATATCCGGGCACTAAAAAAGGTCTTGACGTTGAATTCAACAATTTTGTCAAAAAGCATAAGGATTATGCCGAGGTCATAGACTTATTGCCTTTAGCCATAAGCAAAGAGATAGAATGGCATAACGAGAAAAAGAATTCCGGCAATTGGGTGCCCGAATATCCGCACTTGACAACTTGGATAAACCAGCGAAGATGGGAGAGTGAGTTTGAAAATATAAACGAGAATGAAGACAAACAACAGAATGGATCGAGACAGGTCTACATCGTCCCAGATTGACGGGAAACTACCTCCCCAAGCCAAGGAGATAGAACAGATAATACTAGGGGCTTGCCTCATAGAGAGCGACGCTTTCGAGAAAATCGCCTCGGAACTATCTGAGGCCGATTTCTACGACAAGAGGAACCAATCGGTATTCAAGGCCATATCCGGGCTATACAAGGAGAGAAAGCCCATAGACATGATGACGGTCACCCAAGCGATGCTGTCATCCGGGGAGCTTGAGAGTATTGGGGGGCCGATATACATAGCCTCCCTTACCTCCAAGATCGGGTCTTCGGCCCATATACTGGATCATGCCATGATCGTCAAGGAGCGGTCCATACAGAGGAGGGGGCTAGCTATCGCCAACGACCTAGAGAACGCCATCTATTCCAACGAGGATATAGGGGACGTTCTTCACAAGGCCATAAACGGCTCAGAGACCCTCATGGAGGAACTTATCGGCAAGTCTAATGGCGAGCATATATCCAAGGCCCTTAAAGGCTCCATGAACGGTTTATACAAGCGTGTGGAGATGGCGAGGAAAAACATCCGATCCGGTGTTGACACGGGTCTTCACGACCTGAACAAGATCACGAACGGATGGCAGCCGGGAAACTTGGTGATAATAGCGGCTAGGCCCTCCATGGGAAAGGCTCTAAGGATGGATGCCAAGGTATTGACACCTTCAGGATGGAAACTGAACAAGGATCTTGCGATAGGCGACCAAGTTTGCTCCGTAGACGGGGCTGAATCACGTGTGACCGGCATATTCCCGCAAGGACATGTCAAGACATACATGGTCGAGTTCTCGGACGGTCGCAAGATCGAATGCTGTGGCAGCCACTTGTGGAGCGTAATATCTTCCAAGTTCAACGCCAAGGCCGAAAGGGTCGTATCTACCCTAGAGCTTATGGACTTGATAAGCAAGGAAAGATATTCCGGCAGAATAAGCATTCCTCGTTTCTCCGGGATATTCGGAGAAAAGAAAGATTTCGTGATCCACCCATATCTCATGGGAGTCTTGCTAGGAGATGGAGTCTTGAGCAAGGGGGTTAGCTGGTGCAAGCCGGACAAGTTCATCGCTGATAAGATCCAAGGTATGGTCGACTACGATGTTATCGTGTCGGATGATCGCTTCCTAGTGACCAACAAGGAGAACAGGAAGGTCAATAAATACCTGTCAGAGCTAAAGAGCCTAGGATTGTTGAATGTCCATTCCTACGAGAAGTTCATCCCGGACATGTACATTGACGCATGCAGGGATCAAAGGGTTGAGCTGTTGAACGGTCTTCTCGATACAGACGGGGATATAGACAAGAATGGGGCTATATGCTACAACACCACGAGCGCTAAATTGGCGAGAGGCGTACAAACACTTTGCTGGTCTTTAGGATATAAATGTTCCTTGAGAGAAAGACGCTCATTCCTTTATGGCGAGCGGAAAAGGAACAGTTTCAGGCTCGTGATCGTAGCGGACAATCCTAGGGAATGCTTCACGCTCCCAAGGAAATTCAACAGAGTGAGGCCAGACCGGAGGAACAAACCTTTGACCGTGATGTCCGTGACACCGACCAACCGCAGGGTTGAATGCCAGTGCATATCGGTATCGCATGAGAAGGCCTTGTACATAACGGACGACTACATAGTCACCCACAATACCGCCGTGATGCTTCACTTGGCCAAATCAGCGGCAAAATCCAACACGCCCGTGGCTATATTCTCGCTTGAAATGTCAGACATAAGCTTGGCTAACAGGTTGATCCTATCCGAGTGCGACGTAGATCCGGAACGGTTCAAGTCCGGGTATATGACAAACGAGGAGATCAACAAGGTAGAGACGGCAGTGAATGAGCTTTGGAGACTTCCGATCTACGTCGATGACAACCCGTGCGTGACGATGGACTATATCCGGTCACGATGTAAAATACTGAAGAAACAAGGCAAGTGCGGGATAATCATGGCCGACTATCTCCAATTGGCGGAGAGCGGTGAACGGGAAGGAAGCCGTGAACGTGAGGTAGCGAAGATGTCCAGAACCGCCAAGATCACGGCGAAGGAGTTAAAGGTTCCCTTTTTGCTCTTATCTCAATTGAACAGGGGTAATGAGGCCAGACCGGACAAGAAACCCCTCCTATCCGATCTTAGGGAATCCGGGGCTATCGAGCAAGACGCTGATATCGTAATGTTCATTCATAGACCGGAGTATTACAAGATCGAGGTCAAGGACAAGAACGGTAACGTAGAACGCAATTACGGAGAGTTGATCGTGGCCAAGAATAGAGATGGGGCCACGGGATTAGTGAAATTTAAGCATAATGACGGTATGACCAAGTTCTACGATTACGGGAGTTGTGACAAGGACATGCCATTTTAAAAAACAAATCATGGAAATAATCAACAGGCTGAAGAACACCCCTGCCGGTTTGATCGTGTTGGTAGGAGACATGAAAATTATCGTGGAAAAGTACAGGCCGTACTATAACGGGCAGAACAAGATCCCGTGCAGGGGATGCGTCTTCCGGGACGAGGGAGCGAGATTTTGCGAGTACAGCAAGGCTTGCATGGCTCATCTGAGGCCGGATCACGAGTCGGTGGTGTTCGCTAAAACAAATAAGGTTTAATCATTCATCATAGTTGAAAGCTACATTCATCCATGATGAGAGCAATAAAAAATAATTACATCAATGGAAAAAGAAACTATAAAGAACAAAGTATTTGAGATCATAAAGAGTAGACTTTTTTACAAAGATACGCCACTTACGATGGAATCCAAGCTGGAGGATGATCTATGGATGGACAGTCTTGACGAGGTAGAGATATTGATGGAGCTGGAGAAAGAGTTTGGCATATTGATCCCTAATGATGATCCCGGACGATGCCTTACCGTAAAGGACGTTGTTGATTATATGATCCGGAGGATGGGAGAATGAGACAATACAACGATTGGGAAGAGATCGACAAGGACACGAACGGCCTTGTCACCTCGCTAACCTACATGGTGCTTTTCGTTAACGACCAAGTGTATAACTACACGGTATCACTCATGGAGGCCATAAGGAATAGCGAGCACTACAGGCATAACGCAAAACGGACGGCCAACGCTATCGAGAGGGAGATAAACGCTTATAACACGAATATCTTCCGGATATCCAAGGCCAACAAGGAGGCGTTTGCCGAGATAACGCAAAGCATGGAGGAGGACGTGCAGCCTCACATAGACCGGTATTACTACACGATCAGCCAGATATTGCTGGATCACGGGGTATCGGGCTCATCTAACCGGATCGCATCCCTGTCATCCACGATAAACATGTTGGCCCAGATGTCGAGGATCACGATAAGCGATTTCGGCGAAAGGATGCGGGGGATCGTCCCGTTGGCGTACAATCCCCTGTCCTATCTAGATTTGGGCAGGGTAGAGTTCCTAAGCGACCGGTTATCAAGTGAGGTCACGGGAAAGGACGTGAGAATAAACTTAAATGAGCAGCCCGGGATCGTGAAGGCGTTCACGGCGATAAGCAACGCCTTGCTAAGGCCGGAGGTCTTTGAGAAGGCTTTCGACAGGGCGGGATAAATAAAAAACTATCAATAATGAAAGATGTAGAATTATTCAGGGATTCTTTCCAGAATTTTAAAACATATCAAATACCAAAGGCACAGCTTATAATAGCAGATGTGCCTTACAATCTTGGGAAAAACGCTTATGCTAGCAATCCGTCATGGTACAAGGATGGAGACAATAAAAATGGAGAAAGTGAGCTTGCGGGAAAGAAATTCTTCAATTCAGAAAACGAGTTTAGACCGGCCGAGTTTATGCATTTTTGTAGCGACATGTTAATGAAAGAACCTAAAAAGCAAGGTTGTTCTCCCTGCATGATATTGTTCTGTGAGTACGAGCAACAATTCATGTTTATCGAATTAGCTAGGAAATACGGGCTTATGAAATATATTCCGCTCGTTTTCCGGAAGAATTTCTCGGCGCAAGTATTGAAAGCGAATATGAAAGTAGTTGGGAATTGTGAATACGGTCTCTTGTTGTACCGGGAGAAGCTGCCTAAATTCAACAATGATGGAAGGATGATTTTCAATTGTTTTGACTGGGCGGTAGACAACGATACGCCTAAGATTCATCCTACACAGAAGCCTGTGCCGCTACTTCGCAGACTGATAGAGATTTTCACCGATAAAAACGACGTTGTTATCGATCCTGTAGCAGGAAGCGGAAGCACGCTATTGGCCGCAGCCCAATGTGGAAGAAAAGCGTATGGATTTGAGATAGATAGAATTTTTTACGACAAAGCAAACAGGCTTGTTTTATCAAGAATACAAAAAACATTGTTTTGATATGAAAGCGAAAATAAGAAAAACAGGGGAGATTGTTGATGTTATCGCCTTCAAATCTTCCGAAGCCTGTCCTGAAAAGGATTGGGTGCGCTATGTGGATTCCGAGGGGCTTGATCTCATACAGGAACTCAACGCTCTAGAGGATCTAGAGGTTATAGATAAGACGGAGGATAAAGCATGAAGAAAATAAAGAAAACCATTCATGTGTATAGCGAAGGCAAATATATGGGGAATATTATGTACAACCATAGAATTCCCCTGTTATCAGAAGAGGAACTTGAAGATGAGATATTAAGGCATTTCCCTAATCTTAAAGGGAAAAGATGGAATTTAAAATTTTGCTAATAAATAGAAATCATGAATCAAATTTGCACAACCAAAGAACAATCATACCGGCTATTAGAGGCCGGGGTGAGACCGGAGACGGCGGACATGTATCTTGACGAGTTCGAACGTCTGGTCGCATTTGAATATAGCAGGATTAAAAGTAAAGCGTATCAAGATACAGTATTGCCCACTTGGTCTCTATCCAAGCTGATAGAGATATTACCTACAAATATTAATGGGTATATTTTGATTGTAGACTTCGAAAATAAAGGGGTAGAATATTCAATGACTAATTTTTGCGATAGACTTGACTATCTTTATATTAAAGGTTACGAAAACCTATTTGATGGTATAATTGATTGCATCGAATGGCTTATCAAGGAAGGATACCTTGACAATAAATTCCTAACAGATAAATGCGGCGATTGCCGACTTATCGAGGATGAAGACGCTAACGGAGAGGCTTGGTGCTCCTTCCATCAAAAGCCGGTAAGGTGCGATAGCGAGGCTTGTAAGGATATTTTAGAGAAAGGAGGTGAAAAATGAAAGCAATAACCATAAAACAACCGTGGGCATCCTTGATAGTCCACGGTATCAAAGACATTGAGAATCGTACTTGGAGAACTAACTATCGTGGACGTGTGCTTATTCATGCTGCCGGTTCTCATGGTAAAAAGTTTAGCGTCGATTTAACTGATGCCCAAATGAAGGCTGCATTTGGTACGATTGCTAAAGAAACAATGTTTGGTAATCTGCCTTTTGGTACAATCATTGGCAGCGTAGAGATTGTGGATTGCGTAGTAAATCATTCATCCATTTGGGCAGAGAAAACAGAAAACTACACAGTCGGCATGAATCCTAAACTGCATGAGAATATTACAGGCAGAAAGGTTGTCTATAATTGGGTATTGGCAAACCCTGTAATGTTTGACAAGCCGATAACAGGCGTGAAAGGCAAGCTTTCGTTTTGGGAATTTAAACAATAAGTATTTCAATGGAAAGAGATATTGATATGGGACAGGCTGTAGAGGAAGCGGCAAAATTATTTGCTGATAGATGTAGGATTAATAATTTCCAATCGCTATTAGACTACCCTTATGATGATATAGATATGATAAATGCTTTCAAAGCCGGTGCCGAATGGCAGGCAAAGCAATCTCCGTGGATAAGCGTGAAGGAGCGGTTACCGGAAAATCAAGACATAGTATTGGTTAGAGGTGAGTACGGGGGCAAAGCCACCGCTTATCTACATGGCAAGGATAGCGGCTTTATCGTTTACGGAGAGGACGCTTATAAGGTATTCGGGGAGGTTACCCATTGGATGCCTATACCCGATCTTGAGGAATAGTATTAACCGAGCCTTCACGGGAAGGCTCATAATTAAAAAACAACGAATCATGAGCAAATATACATCAAAACAAATTGCCGAATCTGACGATCTGTTTGAGAAACAAATACGGAAAGTCAGAAAGTTTTATTTGAGTCGTAATCCCGATAAAATGATGATGCTTGAAGAAAGAAAAGCCGTTATCAAAGAACGGAATAAAGGTCTTTCCCCGGAATATGACAAGGAGTATTATTGTGGAACCTGTGGAGCAAAAGACGGTGCGGAGCATCCTAAAACCGGATATTGCTTTCACTGTGATACTGATAACTGGATTTCAAAGAATAACTAACAGCTAAGAATATAAAGTATGAAGAACGAATATTTCAACATGATATGCCAGAAGGCTCCCGAAGGGAAAATGATAATAATGGCCGTTGTTCCGGATAACCTTCTGGGTGAAGGATTGCCTCCCATTTTTGAAGTTCAGGCGGTAAAGCCGGTTCCAACAATTTACACCGGGACCTATCCTAAAATCAAGGTTATCTCTGAGACAATCAAAGATAGATCGGATTTGCAAGGTGAAGGTATTAATGGTATAGTCTCCGGAGAAAATTGGTATAATGTATCAAAAGAGGATAAGAATACTTACGGAATTAACATCTAAGAAAATATGAATGATTATAAAGATAAATATGGATATTCAAATCGGAGGAAAATAGAAGTTCCCCAAAGAGAGTTTACCATTCGAGGACATAAGGTGTCTGACATTAAGAGAGAAGATATTGAAAATTTCTGTAAAGCAAGAGCTATTCCACCTGAATGGTTGGTGAGTGAGCTTATCAAAGAAATTGATTAACGTAAAACTAATAAAAACTGAATCATGTTGCAAAGCAAAATAGATAAGGCCATTGAAACCCTACAGAAGTATGAAAAACTTGCTTTGAAATACTCTCCAAGCGGTTTTCATGTGGCTTTTTCCGGAGGCAAAGACTCACAGGTAATCTATGAGCTTTGCCAGATGGCTGGAGTGAAGTTCAATGCCTATTTCTACAAAACGTCTGTAGACCCGATGGAAGTACTTCGGTTTATCCGGTCAAACTATCCCGATGTGACTTGGCTGTATCCGGAAAAAACGATGTTTCAGCTTATTCTTAAAAAGAAGATGTTACCCCTCCGGAATCGTCGATACTGTTGTGAAGTAATCAAAGAACGAAGAGGATTGAATGAACTTGTAGTAATCGGTATAAGGAAAGAAGAAAGCGCACGCCGGGCAAAACGTAAAGAGTTTACTTCCGATTGCAAGCTGGGATGCGATAAACCTTTACTTTCTATCATTCTCGACTGGACAACTTCGGAAGTTTTCGAGTTTCTGAAAATGAGAAATATTCCCGTTTGTCCTCTTTACAAAATCATGGATAGAATAGGTTGTATTGGTTGCCCTATGAATAGTAAAGGCCAACGTTCAGAATTTCGAATGTATCCACTACACCGTCGAGCATATATCAATACAATAGAAAAGCTACGGACTTTATACGGAAAGTACTTAGAGTTCGACTCTGCCGAAGATGCCTTTAATTGGTGGTGTTCCGGAGTAAGCAAAGCCATCTATTTGGCTAATAAAAAACAATTAGAAATTCAATTTTAAGAAGATATGAACATGAAAAAGAAAAAAGTTACAATGCTAGCGATTGAACATTCAAAAAAGGTGTGTGATCCACAGCCAGAATCAATAGACCGGATGGATGTCAGAAGGTTGGTTATGGATGCTTATAGGATAGGTTATAATAAGGCTCATTCCGAGCATGTAAAGTGTATGAGCGATATTGTAAATATGAACTTGTCTGATATAGATTTTCCCGTGTTTACTCATACCAAAGAATTTAGAAATCACTTCGACTTCATAATGATGAAAATTAAGGAACACTTTAACGGAGAAAGATCCGCTATTGTCGATAAAAATACTTGATGAGCCAATCAAATCGAGGAATAAGTAAACTATAATATGTCATGAAGTTAGGCAAGCAAACGATAGTGTTCTTGGCCGTAAACAAGAATGGTGACGAGGTTATCCTTGATAACTTCCCCGTGCGGCAAGGAGAGGTATGGACGGACGAGAGATCGGCGCATGACGAGGAATATTTTTCCGTCGAGGATCACAACTCGGCGATCGTACTTCCAAAAGGCAGTATTTATAAATTAACAGGTAAATACTTAACGTGGGAAGACGACCCCATATCTCTTAAATCCGTCATTGAGACAGATTCATTATAACAGGCACATCAAGTGTCTAATCCGAGCCATCACCTCATAGAAGTTGACAGGCTCGAAATCCAAGGAATCCGTGAGGAGGTCTATCTCCCGTCTTACGGATTCCTTTTTCTTTTTATCTTCTTTTTTCTTTCCCATAACTCATCGTTTATATCGTTCCTGTGACGATGGCAATCGCAGATGAACATCCTTATCTCATCGGACATCAAGGCTCCTATATCGCCAGACAAGTAAGCGATAGGCTCCCCTCCGATCTCCATATCCAAGGCCAAGGACATATGATCCGTCAAATGGCGGCACTCATGGAACAGGGAATTAGCGAACTCCCTATAGGACGAGGTCCGGCCTATCACCATGACGGATTCCCGGCTGCGGTAATTAGAATAGGTCAGTCCCACGTCCAGCTTGCAGGAGCCTACGTTGCCATAAGCCTCCCGTATCTTGCTTTCCGGGCAACCGACCCTCCTCAATAGGGCTATGATATCGGATGTCCTCGAGCACGTGACGTTATACAGCACGTGGATCACCCAATCGTATCTCTTGATATGGTAATCCCGTCGTATCATCTCCTTACCGTCTTGAACTCCCGCTCTATCCTCCTCCTTTGTTGCCGGGTGAGATTGGTTGCCTTGAGATTGCCCACCACCTCGGATACCTTGTCAAAATCCTTCTCCGGCATACTCGCCAGCACGTCCTTGGGGGACTCTCCCTTCAAGATCCTCAGTATGTAGCCCCAGCCTCCCATCACATCATCTCCTCCCAGATTATAGGCGTGCCGGACCCGATGCAATCAGCGTAGAACCGGGTGAACACTATCCCGTCGTAAGCGTCCGGATCGTCGCAGACGTTCTTGACATAAAGAGCGGCGTACTGCTCGTTAGGCACGGAGGAGCCAAGATAATCGGCCTTGCACATGTTGGCGGCGTAAACATAGTCGTATCCACCCTTTTTCTTCACGTCCACGCTATACTTCTTCAGCATCTCATCCACCTGTTCCTTCGTGAAAGGGGTTATCTTGACCTTCTTCCCGTTTCCGTCCTCCTTCTCCATCATGGATACGGCCCAATCGCACATGGCCTTGGAGAAATGCCAGCCATACGCCTTCAGGTAGGATCGCATGCCGGAAGGGAAATCATCATACATATCTAGTCTCATATTCCTCTGTTTTTTAGGAGGGGGAAACCGGTCCCCCCTCATGGTTATCTACGATATCGTCTCGAGTAGCGTCCGGTGCCCGGCACCCCACGGCGATTGCCATAACCGCCACCGGATGATCCACGACCGCCGCCACGGTTGCCGTAGCCGCCACGCTCCCACATCTCACGGAACTCGTCGTCGTCCTCGAACTCATCGTCTTCGTCTTCCTCCATACGGTTGCCATAGCCTTCCATGGCCTTCCGCTTTCCTTCCTTACAGCCAAGCTTATAGGCCTCCTTCGCCAGTTCCAACATATCCTCGTCTTCCATGGCGTCGAATTCCTCGATCAGCTCTCTCAGTTTTCTGCTATATGTTCCCATATCACTCTGTTTTTTTATTCTTGTTATTATTACCGTTCACGGAACCGACAAGTTGCTCCATCATGGCAACCAACCTTGCGTTAGCCTCCTTCAGATCGGACATCTCGTTTCTCATGTTAGCGATCTCACTCTCCCTCTCCTTCTCCCGGGCAAACTCAGGGTTCAGTATTACCAGCATCTTCTCGCACCCCTCAATCACGGATTTATGGTAATCGATGCTGTCAAGTGCCTGTCGGCTTTGCTGCATCATGGCGTTGATCTCCGTATTCAGGGCACCTAGATCGCATGACACAACCAGTTTCTCCCCGTTTGTAGTGGGGTAATCCGTAATGGTGACGTCGGACAAGACGTTGGAGAAGCTGACGTTGTCCTCACCTACCTTGGCCTTTATGTCCACCACGATTTTAGCTTGCGGACCATACATATTGAAATTTGGATTCTCCGGTCTCGGAGGGGACACGCTGACTATGCTTCCAACCTCACAAAACGGCGTATTCCCCTTATGAAGGATATATAAAGGATTCCCTTGTCTCTGATTCTTGAACATATTTCTTGGTTTTTATGAGAGCCGGATCGCTCCGGTCTCTCGTTGATACTCTCTCACACCACTCCCGTCATTATCTGGAGCGTATTATTGCCCGACTCATAGTAACACAAGTAGATTCCGGTGCCGGTTATATCGGATGCCGTGACATCTGCGCCGTTAATGGTCGTTAGCGCCTGCGTGGAGCCGTTCGTGTCAAACACTACCGGCAATGTCCCGGTAGTACCAGTCGGGATAGGCTGGGCCAGACGAAACAAGATCAACCCGCTAAACGGGGCTGACAGGAACGGGTGATTGCGGAAGGAGAAACGAACGTTGGTCGTCCCGACCGTAACGCCCGTGCTCTCCAAACGTGGGATACCGTTCTTGTTCGCCATTATGAAAGGACTAATGAATGCCATAACTCTTTATTTTTAGGTTATTAACTCATTATCCCCATCCGTTGCCGAAGTTTCCCCAGTTACCGAGACCTAGGCCTAATCCGTACTGGGCGGCCACGCAAGTGGGTATGCCTACCACGGGGGAGTAAGGAACCTTTGCCACCTCCGGCTGGTTACACTCGATCTTGGCCAATCTTGAGCTCAAATCACCCAAGGCGTTACCTAGAGGGGCGGTCTGCGCCTGTAGAGTAGCGGCGAAATAGGCGTTCTGGTTGCTTTGGGAGATCTGTCCTTTCAAGGCTAGGTTCTCCGCCGTCAAGCGATCCATCTTGTCTTGTTGATACAAGTTCTTGAAATCACGAACCTCGTTGATGATATCACGGGTGTTCTGCAGACCTGAGTCACGGAGAGTCAACGTGTTGTTGTTCATCGTATTCACCAGCGTGTTTGTCTGGTTGCAGCTAGCCAATTGGTTCTCGTAGCCCATCTTAGTGATGTTGTTGTTAACCGTGCAGCAGCACTCGGCGATCTGGCTCAATAATTGATTGTTACCACTTTGGACGGCATTAATGATTTGTTGAGAACTCATGCCTACTTGGTTACCCACGCTCTGGATCTGTCCTTGGATCTGGCAGATAGCGTTTTGTAATTGCTGGGTAGAGCAATTCAAGGAAGATGACAATTGGCTGATAGCCGTTCCGTTTCCTTGGATAGCGTTCATCAACAATTCACGACCAGCGTCATTGTTCAATTGAGCCGGTAATCCGTTAGCCCCGTTGTTGCCGAAGCCGTTGCCACCCCAGCCTCCCCATACGAAGAACAGGAGGATGATCCAGATCCACCAGCAACCACCACCGCCCCAAGCGTCTTGATTGCCCTTATTGTTCATCAAAGCCGCTACCAAATTGGGGTCCAATGATTTTCCACCGCCACCCATCAAACTCGGGAGAAAGGCCATGATGTCAAACTTACTTCCACCGGAATTACCTCCTTCGGGAGTACCGATAAAATAATTTCTATCCATTATCTTTAATTTTTGTCGTTAATCCGGCACCATTACCGGACACCACAAAAATCCAGAGAAGTCCATTGTATATTAAATATCTTGTTGTTAGATCATTGTGAGTTTGCTGTAAAAATTTAAGCGCCCGCATAATATCTTATACGGACGCTTGAGCTTTAGTAATATGGTATTATTTATTAAACCGAAATCCAAAATCTATTTTTTCTTTTTGGCTGGAATATGCAGGAAGTGACATCAGAGGGGATATTCATCGCATCCGACAAGGTTTTCATATCATATCCCAAACCATCACACATAGCCGTATACATCTTGCTTACTACCACAGACTCGTCAAGACGCACGTCATATGGCTCTTTGAGTCTCCATCCACGTCTACTTATCTCCGTCGCAAAATATTTATACCTAGAGTCATCTATACAATTCAATCTTCTGGCCCTTACGACAATAGACATCATGGAGACTTTCCAGTATGATTTAAGGACGGGTAAATCCGAGAACTTGATACCACGCAAAGAGGACTCTATGCCACGCCTAGGCATTAAAAATTCCGAGGCGAAACGATCAGCCTCCTCCTCCTTGTCCCTTGATGACACAATAAACATATCCGGATCATTGTGCATTATCGTATGCCCCAGCTCATGAGCAATCGATCTTCTCTTACGGTCATTACTCATGTTCTTGTTGAGAACAATCAAGTGATTGCCTCCTCTGGTTATCAAAGAAACCCCATCGAAATCATCATATTCACAATCCCACTCATAAACTATGACACCGTTTCTCTCCAAGAAATTTATGATGTTATTAATTGGCTCTATTCCTAACCTGAATTTATTCCTTAGATGCATGGCTATCTCCTCCGGAGTTACCCCACTCTCTATGTCTATGTTCGGAAAATTATAGTCCGGAATCTCCAAATCAGAGGTCATATAATCAACGCTGTAAGATAAAAGATCCACAAATCTCTCGATATGGCATTTATCCATGGCTTTAAGCCTCGCTTTTTTTCTAAAGCTCTTCTCGTAATCATTACCTACGGATATATCCATAAATCCTATAGGGAAATCCAATACCTCCATTATCTTGCGGACAAGATCTTCTGATAATGTACCTAGACCCTTCTCGTATTTAGAAAGATTAGATTGAGACAATCCCTCTATCATACCGGAGAGCTTGGATTGAGTAAATCCCCTATATTCCCTCGCTATAGTTAATTGTCTATAATCCATAATATTGATATATTTTAATAGCCAACGATATACAATTTATTATTATTCAGATTTACTTTCTCCTCTCTTCTTGATAAGAACCTCTATATCCTCAACGATATCATGAGTTACAGGTTTCATCAATACATCATCCTTTGTCAGTTCCCATTTAACATCATTGTCGAAATATACGATTCTAGGATCGACGAGTTGTCCCATTTTGTCCTTGGTGTATCCAAAAATAAGAACAGGTTCGGCCTTGGCGGAATCATCACCTTCAAACAAATCCGATTGGTATTGACTTAATATCTTATCTGACAGCAATGTTGGTATATAAGACGGCTTTCCTTTGGCGTTAAGTTTCTTTATTATGATCTGAACATCATCCCATCGGAATATCACACGCCCATACTTGCCATTAGTCCAATTATCAGGGAATGTCAATATAAAACTCTCTACTAATTTAGCATTAAGCAATGTAGAGTAAAGCCTTACACGAGCTTCCGGTATTGTCTGGTCTATCTCTACATTAAATTTATCTATTGCCTTGAAATATGCGGTAAACATACCTCCAATGCAATCTTTTAACACGCCATAAGCAAATTCTTTCGTTATAGATCTTCGCTTGTCGTCCTTTTCTACTATATTTGCACTCATAATTTAAAATTTATTTAAACGTATATCGTTGGCAAACAGTCACTGCGGCAACAGTGACTTTTGTTTGACGCAAAGATATATAATTTCAAAGAAATATTGTATATAATTTAGCTGTTTTTTTGTAGATATTATAACGAACCAGCTAATTCCTCCTTTATGTAACTTAAAACCCCACGCAAGAAGTAGCTCCTATTGATACGGTCTGGATAGATATTCTTCAACCTGTTGACAGCCTGTTGTGTCAATCCTGTAAGATCCGATATCAGACTTTCACTGAATTTTCTCTCTGTCAATATGACGATAAGTAATCCCCTAGCGTCAACGTTCCTCTCCTTGTTGTTGCTAAACATCATTACCGGATCGGTTCCGCACTCCTTGCAGACTGCCTCTATCACTTTCTTGTAAAAAATTTCCACCTTATTCATAAACTTTTTATTTCGTGGTTTGTTTTACTATCAAGCCGGGCACAAAAAATGCACGGCAGAAAGACTTATAAGAATCTTCCCGTCGTGCGTGGCATGAAAAAATAATCAAACTTCCGATCCGATTATTTAGGGAAGATTCTTTTTTCTTTATCCTCCCTTTCCGGCTCGTTCTCACGAAGTCACCATCAAACTAATATAAATTATCATGAACAAAAAAACGTCAGCCCTTGTTATTCATATAACGCATTCATTCTATTATCAGAGGTTTCCCGGGTGTGAGCCACGGAAGCCTCACCAAATCCTATAGAACCCGCCTATCCCGACATAGGGAGACAACCCGTGTTTACTGATTCCATAACCGGCTATCGCTCCGATTCCCCATCTACGTGGGGTGATCGTCTTGGTTATATACTCAGTCCTTCTATAAACCTCGATGTAATCAAGATTAGGCTTATAGCCGGATATTGACAGCCGGTAATCATCCGTCTTGTACTCCTTTTGAGTTATCGGCACCGGGACATATATAGGTTCCTTAATCGTGTCACCGTCTAATGTAATGTAGACAGGAAAAGGCTCTGGTATCGTCCGCACCAATGTCTCGTAAACAGGATACGGGATACTGTCATGGATCGTGTCGGTTATTAATACGGTATCAGATTTAGACACGACTTTATCAGTCACATCCCCCCGGATATGGTAGCCAGCCGTGAAACTGGCTACCAAGCACACTAGTATTAATATGATATGCCACGGTTTCATTTTGCGATTTCCTCAATACGGATGCGCTCAATAAGGATTTGCCTATAAGCTTCCATCGCTCCGAATTGTGCACGTAGCAATACTTGCTTTTGCGTTGACAATCCTTTGAACATATCCGTACCAAAAAACTTACCTAGCTTTTCTTGCTTATCGGATAATTCGGACAATTCTATTTGGAGACGATCCGTAAACGTCTCACAGACCTTATAAGCCTTCTCGAATGGCCCTGCTGGACTCCATGACTCGTAACCGTCTTGATACTTCACATGATAGCCAGCATTTGACTTCTCGCTTTCGTTAGGTACTCTTCCCGCTTTAAGCAATCCTTTCTCAAAAGCTTCGCCCATTGTCATAGGTTCTGCTTCAATCTGTTTTGTTCCAATATATTTTTTCATCTTATTTTACGCTTACCTCTACAGCATTAGGTCTTGTTATTGTTAAAGTAAATTCCATCCAGCTATAACGTCCGACATTTCAGCCTCTCTCCCATTCTCAACCTTGCTCATCCCGGCCACGATCCGGATCATCTGCTCACGATCGTTGATGTTGATAGGATCATCAGCCGGGATACCGGCGTAATCGGATACGGCCTTAATGTAAGCGTCCGTATCATTCTCGTTTTCCGGCGCCCATCTTCCTATCATCTTGCGGATCGTGTCCAGCTTATAGTTCCGGTAATAGTTAGACAGGATCTTGAAGATCGCCCTGTAACCGTATGCCATCGTATTGAACTGCTTAAACGACTTGTCCTTGCTAGGTCGTATCTCGCCTTGAAAGAGATCACTATTGATCCGAATGTTTCCGGGGTTATTGTGCCTAAGTCCCCTAGGTAATTTTTCATTTGCCATATCTATAATTTTATTATTACATTTGTACACTTTGTTAACCTTGCTATCCTCACTTGAGAAAGACAGGAAGCTAAAGTTTTCTTGCTCCCCCTATCCATTTGGATTCGGGGAGCCTTCTTTATCGCAATCTTTATCCTCCTTATCCTCACTATTTATATTGTTCTCGATAGGAGGATTCCTATTGGTACATTTCAAATCTCTGCATTTAAGTACTTTGTATACCGCTATCTGGGTTGTAAGACGGTTATTCTCGTCACGAAAATGTCCCTGATCGTCGTATAGTTTATCTATAAGATTGCTCAAACCTTTCTTTTCCTCCTGACTTTTGATATACAATTCCTTCCATTGCTCACTCGCTTTCGTCTCATTCTCCAACTCGGCCGATTTCCTCTTTTGCGGAAACATCAGCACTGCTCCAAGACCACCTCCTCCAACAAAGGTTAATACGGCGGTTAACATCATCGTCCAATCCATTCTTCCGATCCTTTTTAATTAGTTATAAAACCATTATGCTCTCCTCCTCTCTCGCCGCCTCCCACTCGGCGAAATCGCTATCCACACGGTCTTTCAACGCCTTCCTCTCGTTAAGGAACGTCTTATAAGACTCCACGTATGACAAGTCCAGTATGCCTAGCTGGGCGGCGTTGTAGTCGTTCAGCTTCTTTTGCTCCACGTCCTTGTCCCATAGGGCGTTAATGCAGGCCTCCAATATCTTGTTGGCCGTCAACGTGGGCCATACCCTGACCTCGTTGTAACTATAGGAGATCACGGGGGCCATATCGTCACCCATCTCCCTTGTCTCCTCTATAATTTCCCACCGGTAAAGGTAGGATCCGTCACCGTCCTTTTCCATAGTGATCGGTATAGTGTCGCTATATGTTCTTTTCATGTCTTGTTATTTAATCGTTATACAAAAAAATTCCCGACGTGAGACGTGCGGCTACGCCGACGTTTTACGAAATTCGGGGAAAAAGCAAAGGCGCGAACCGAAGTTACGATACGCATCGGAAGGCGCATTAAGCGTATGCACGTCAGCGAGGCCCGCACGCGACCCGTCGCCCGCATTACCGCCAACCAGCACCACCTGCATGCGGTTAGCCGATGTGTAGGTGTAGTAGTAGTCGCACCAGTAGGTAGAACTACTACCGCCGATCTCCGTAGCTACGATATCACCATCCTCACCTAGGAGCATCTTCTTGGCATAACCATTGGTACGGCAGATGTTGCCTTTCTTGTTATAGCCTATGTAAGATGTATCGCTGAAGTTTGACGGGTCATCGGTAGTCCATAAGATAGACAATCCGGAATCACCCGTGGTGACTTGTATGTTGGCCCCATCGGTGTATTTCCAGATATGGCCGAACGGATTCTCTATACCACGATACCTGTTAGCCATCAATGTGGCATGAGTACCGCCGGAAGCGTTCTTCACCACATATGCCTTCTCTCCCGAGCCGTTCCCGAACTCGTTGGTATAGCCGCATGGGATAAGGGGATTCGCGTTATTGAAGTTAGTCCAATCCGTCATTTGCGTCGGTCCCGGACCTAGGCCACCTTGGGCGAAACCGTTAGCGTCCTTCTGGGCGTTGAAAGGCTTCTGGCTGTCCAGCGTGGCGTACTCGACGGCGAATAGCCAGAACAGGATCTTGTGGGCGTTGTAGGTATACATTTCCCATCCGCTGCCTCTTTTCCTTGCGGCTTGCCGGAATTGGTCTCGGGTGAGGTAGGTGACGGGACAACCCAATAAGGAACGGTAGGTGCCGTCCCAGTCGGCGGTGTTGTCGCCACCTCTTCTATTTACGTTTGTGCTACCTACTCCATAGGCAGACAATAAAGTCATCGACGGCCTATCTATTCCTCCCTCGAAAGCACTCATATAACGTTTATTAATATAGGTATATCCGGGCATAGGAGTATCAGACATCATACATCCAAACTTAAGGCCTTTTATGTAGAAACGAATCCAAAACCTATCCATTTCTGCCATTATAGCCTCTAAAAGATAATCTATAGACATATCCTCTTGTGACCAAGAAGATGCTCCTAAATATTTTTTCACTCCCCCGCTATTATCTAACACGCACCCTCTTATCTTACTCTGCACCGGCAACTCCCGATGTAGTTGCATATTACCCACACGCTTCCCGTCCGGGCTTGACGATGCCATGTCCCACTCTACACCGTAGGCGTACCGCTCCTCTATATCAGGGATGTCCTCCCAAGCGGGGGTCCACTCGGTGGAGATGTCGCCGTACTCGAGCTTGATCTTGTGGATGGTGGAGGTAGAGGTAACTGTATTTGGAGTGGTAAATATAACAAGACGTGTATTATCCGCTTGATGACCAACTAAAGTAGTAAGCCATTTAAATGTCTTGTGAGCTTTCCCATTTACAAAATCTGTAGGAAGAAACTTGGCTAATGACCCCACATACGCTCCAGAATTAAATAAGTCTAACGACTCTTTGCCGTCCCCTATCTCACCCCATATAGTTACAGTGACCTGCGTCCCATCGGGTATCTGTTCCGCCAACCAATAACCAGCGATTTTGTAACTAGAGTTACTTACCTCCTTCCCCGATCCCAGCAACAGGTTCCTGCCGTACACGGGCAGCTTGCGGTACTTGCCGTCGGCCATCAGCGACTTATCCTTGTCCCCCTTGGTCTTCAGCGTTATCGACACGTCCGGATCTTCGTTTTTGGCCTTGTCCGGCGTTATGGTTATCTGACCGCTAGACGGGGTGGAGGTGACAACGGGCTTTAACTTATCAACGTCCGTCCTTAGACCGGTGACCAGATTCCGGATATCCGTATCGTCGTAATTATCCAATCCATCCAACTTACCCTTATCTTCGTCAGTATAATTATTGTCCGTATGGACGTAATTAGCGTCCTTTACGATGTGATCGTCATTTGTTAATTGGGATGTCTTGGTTGGGATCAAAGCCGTTATCTCCGCACGCAAGTCATTGAGAAGACCGGTTAGGGTTTCCTTATCCGTAATACCCTGCAAAAAAAGCTCGATCTCATGGAAGGTATCTATAGCGTCGCTCGCTCCATCACCCAATAACGTGTCGATATCCGCCTTGATAGAGGCGATCTCACTCCTGACCCATTCATCATCATAGTTGGATAAGCCGTTGATCTTAGATAACAGCTCATCCGTAAGGTCGTTTGTGCTAAGTCCCTTCCCTTTGATCTTCTCGACAAACCTATCGTCAATCTGTCCGGACGTGTAATAACCTGACAAGATACTCGTGACCTCCGCAAGTATTTGTTTTTTCAAATCCAGCAACACTCCGGCCATATCCTTATCCTCTGTCATACCGGACAAGAACTCCACCACCTCCTGCCATCTGTTGATGACATTGTCCGCGTCCGGATCTCCCGTTATAAACGTGGACAGATCGGAAGCCACTTTCCTTATGGCCGTGTCAAGATCCCCCTCTACCTCCTTCGCCCTGCTGATCTCGGAGGTTAAAGCCTCTCTTAACGCCGTATCATCGTAATTACTCAATCCGTCGAGCTTTTCCAAAAGAGCGTCCGTCAAGTTGTTATCCGTATGCGTGTAATCGGCATCGGTTACGATATTATCAGGCAGAATGGGTATCCCTAACTCCTCTAGGGACTTATCCCCGACCAACTCAACCCCGTTGATCCGTGGTTTATTGGTCATACTTTCATAATCTCCGGTCCCTACGGCAGGAACGGATATATCTCCCGTTAGCTTTACCGTTGTCACCTTGACGCTGCCGCATCCCGTATCTCCACCTACGGAGCACGACCGTGGGATAAGACGGAACGCATCGCAAGCGTCTACGGTGTACATGCCCTCCTTCCCTTTGTTCTCGATAAGGGTCAGCGTATAGACGCCGTTATAATCTTGGTCTTTACCTAAGTAAGTGAATCGTATCACGTTATCCCGGAAGTGGAGGTCTTTTACCGCCATCTTCTTATAGCCATTGGTCATGAAGACGCTAATGTTCTTGCCATCCAAAGACTCGGGCTTACCGTCCCGGAAGATGGTCCATTCTATATTGATGTCGTTTCCTATGCGAATAGCTTCCATATCCTTTTTTTATCCATGTTATTGCGCAAACGGGTCTACGATTTTTATATCATAAGATCCAGATTCATTCTCCTTGGCGTAAACATCGACAGAATCCAATCGATCGGAAAGAGTCAACAATGTATTATTATTTGTAGCAATAATTTTTACGGATACGTTATTCATCGATGAGCATTTTAATGATGGCTTTCTAAGTCCTCCATAAATAAAGCAATTTATAATATCGCCTTCATAAGATATTTTATTTATATCGCATATGTTTGTATTATTAATAGAATAAGTTCCCTCAAGCGTCAATGAAGCGCTAAAAACAGAATTGATTATATTTGATACCGTTTTTTTTGAAATGACTTTGGCGCCAAGACAAATCTTACTGGAGGCAAACTTACTAGCGCTCATACCAAACACAATAACAGATTCAATAGCCTCAATTTGATTACAAGACAGTAAAAAAGGAGATATTGAATCAAGGAGTCCTTTTACGCAACCAAACACCAATTTGGGTGATGATGTTAGCTTGAATTTTACAATATTATTATAAACGGAACCAGATCTCACTATTGTTTTATCCTTGATGTCCGACTGGGATGGGGTTCCCGTCTCTAAATGAGAGAACAGATAAAAATCCAATGAATCACTCGTGACAAAATCAAAATCAGAAGATGACAACGTGAAAAGGGCGTTCTTGAAATCGAAGCATACATCGTTATTATACTCATCTATTAATCTCCAGATAAAGCCTTTTCCAGAAGCCGATGCCTCTTTAAAGCGAGAAGTGTCGTTATCCAATGAGTAATAGACTGTCCATAGATCCAGATGGGAGTTTTCGAAATATACATCCCCCTCATGTATCATAGCGGAGGCTTTCTCGGAAAGCTCAGATGAAGACAATGCCTCCACTACGATATCAAATTGATGTCCCGCTGATCTTAACGTGTTAAAGACGGCGTTATAATCCGTTATCCGGTATTTATTCCCTTGAACAAGACCGCCACTATTCCTAAGAGCCACTAGTTCCGAGTGGGTTATCTCGATCAAAACCCCACCGCCTCCAGAACCGGCCAAATCATACTCTTGCCCGTTTACGTTTACCTTTTTAATCGTGCTCATAATATCCTTAGTGTTTATTTAATTGTTAATATATCATTATCTACCTCCACCGACGTATCGGTAATCGTAAGCGTATCATCGGAAACGCCGGCCGGAAGGTTCCTTGTCAATACAAGCAGGCTACCTATCACGAAGGCCTTGGGTGTCCCGATCATCAATATGTCATTCTCTACCTTCACCGACGGTATCAAGGCTAACAAATCTTGTATTTGCTTGGATTGCTCGTCTATAATTCCCTTGAGCTCTTTATATATATTGTTAACCTTGTTGGTTAATGGTTGTATGGCAGCTTCTATTTGCTCCTTGACACTTCCCCCGTCCAGCCGGGGAATCACCACCGTTCCATCCTCCAGTATAGATAAGGCGTTATCTCTCCGTCCATCATCTCCAATACCATAAGAGAACAAAACTTTATTTCCGTTGATCTCAGAGAGGTTGTAACGTCCGAACGATACCTCGTGATCGTTGGACACGGAAAGATGGTCGCCATGGGCAAAAGCGTAGCTAGCCCTAACAACAGAACATGAGTACCCCCCCACATGCGACCATCTGGCATCCCCCCGGATGTAATCATCGCCGATATGCGACAGGCAATCTATGACGTTATTCTCACCTTCCACATGGGCAGCGGTGGCGTAATATATCGTGGAGCCATCCCCGGACTCACGGACGAGGTTGGATTTTCCCTCTATGTGACATCCCGTATCCCTAGATTGGGGATAGACCGTATTCCAGCATCCCTCTATATGGATCACGTGGTCAATCTGAGCAGCCCCATGCGCGGTTACGGAGGCCCCCGATACATTTCCACGACCTTCAACGTGTACGCAATTGTTTAAAACGACATTATTAACGCCCTCTACATGGTTTCTTTCCCCAAAGGAAGCATGTATATAATAATCATTAAACAAGTCCTCGCTTACGATAATCTCTTTCCCCCATGCGAGGCCATATGTATCCCATATCGTCCTGATCAAATCCTCTTCGTTAAGAATTTTTTTCCCCCCCTCAACGGGCGGCACGTAAGATCCATTCTCTATACGAGCGGCCAGTCCCTCGACATGCGACAACCCTCCCCAAGCGATCCCGTTCATCCCTTCCACATGCCCTTGTGGTCCCAAGCACCACGTCTCCCTCCCCTCGGCATGGGCATCGGCGGCGAAAACACTCGTCTTATACCCCTCGGCGTGAGCCCGAGGGCCGGCTGCGTTCGTCTCCCGGCCCTCCGCATGAGCATAGGCGCCGGCGGCCTTGTTGCTCTCGTAATCGTTGAATATCTCGGCGTTCTTGTAACCGGGGTAGTTTCGTCCTACGCCGTTTCCTCCCTCGGATGAGATTTCTATATCACCCTCCCCCAATATGGATTCCCCGTTAACCGTCTTGAAAGAGGTGCTTGAGGGTAATGCCCCGACCTCATCGGCCGTATATGATGGTTTAGTGGATGACATTATCCATTCTGGCTTATTAAGGACATTGGTCCAGTCTATACTGGCGGGACCTCCAGAAGTCCCGTCCTTACCTCGTGGGATACCTAGATTTATCACGTACGATGGGTTTCCCTCACTATCAACCCCGGTTCTAACGATATCGCCAGTGGCATCGCTACCCGCGGATAGGGTGGTGACTCTCACGTCTTCCAATACTGGGGTCTTCCCTGCCAGACCCTCCTCTGGAATATCCGCTATCTTGTCAAGCAAGACGTTTATCTTATCTGTTGTCTTGTTAATGATTCCCATATCACACCTCCTTCAACGATATACCCGTTATTGTTATAGTGGCCGTACTATCGGGGAAGAACGACATAGCCACCGCGTCGCTTACCGTGCTATCTCTCTTGTAGACCGTTATATCCACGACAAAGGTCTTTACGGATGTCGTTATCTGCTCGCCATAGATCATATCTCCCGAGGAAAGGTCGTTGAACTCTCCTCCGGAGTCTATAGAGCCTATGCCGGCCAAGAAAGTGACCGTACCGGAAGCGACCTTGGCCGTGACACTTAGCCTGTATATATGCCCTTGCGACAACTTGCTCCCGAGATATCCCTTGTTGAACAGCACCCATCCCTGATTGCCGGACGAGGACATGACCGTCATATTACCGCCGGAAGTGGAAGCCGTCAAGGTACCCGTCCCCTTCTTCAACACGCTCGTATACGCGCCTGATGTCAACGAGGTACCCAACAATATCTCGTCACCCGTTATAATAGCCTTCTCGAAATTAGCGGTCAAGGTCTTATTAGCGTCCCAAGTGACGTTGTGGGTCTGGTTCCCCCCATCGCTCCAGCTGACAAAGCGGTAACCGGAGGCGGGGGTAGCGGATACCGCGCGTACCGTCCCCTTGTCGGCGGCACCTCCTCCAGACACGGTACCGCCCTGTTGCGGGTTGGCTATCAGGGTCACCGTATATTGAGTCACCTGTATCTTGGTGAAATACGCGGTTATCCCCTTGCCTGAGACATCCCATGTAACCAAATGGCGTTGGGCGCCACCATCGCTCCATCTGGAGAACTCATACCCATCGTTGGGTATAGCCTCCACGTACTCCTGCTCTCCCTCGTATTTGAACAGCATAGATCCCGGTGTAGGGATTGTCGTACCTCCCTCCTGCGGAGACACGTAGATCCCAACCGTTATCAAGGAGGTTTCTCCAGTGGTCACATACAAGGTCCCATCACTTTTCTTTCTCACGTCTCCCCCTCCAATGTCACTGGGATTAAGAGTCAAGAAATTATTCCCTGAGCCAAAACCGAACACAAGTTTCTCCGGGGAGATAAACACGCTCTTATCTCCCTTGTGCATATTCAGCTCTGGCATACCCGTATTCTGGTTCACGGCGAAACGCATGATCTCTTCCCCGTTATAGGCGATCCTCAAATAACCGTTAGAGATGACAAGCTCCGTCTTAGTACCAAGGGAGTGAAAGATGCCGTTCATGTCCACGGAGCCATCGGTCTTAACTATGAACTTATCATTTACGTTCAAGTTACTTGTTTTTATCGCCTTGGCTATAACGAGAGAAGTGATGAGCAAGTCCGTATCTATCAACTGGGTATTGATAGATGCCCCGTTTATGATGGTCTTGCCCTTCGCCGCTTGTTCCTTCATCGAGGCGTAATCGGCGTATCCCAGCTGTTTGGCCATCTCGTTTTTGTCCGCTTCGGTAATCGTCTCGATATCGGAGATAAGACCATCGGAGGCCTCATTGACCGCCTCCTCCTTGATCTTCTGCTGGATCGCCTTGTTAGCGTTCTCTATGGCCGTGGCAAGTGAGGCATAGGCGCTGTTGAACGCGGAGAACTTGCTATCGACAATCTCCTTCTCGGTTATTGTCGTCTTACCGTCCGAAATGGCCGTCTGTATAGATGCCAACAGGTTATCCACCGCTCCCATGAACGTCACCTTGGCGTTCAGTAAATCCGTTTTTGGGGTACCGGAAAGGAAAGGGTTGGTATATAACGTGTTGTAGGTTGATTCCACCTCTTTCTTGGTGGCGTTCACCGTATTGGTGTACTTTCCTATGGCCACCGCCTCCGATCTGGAGATAATCCCGTCCTCGAATGCCTCGTCCGTGAAGTCCTTCAAGCCCAAGACATCGCTCTTGGCGGTATTGGCGCTGTCCATCGCGCTCGTAGCGTTCTTGTTAGCCTCATCCGCGGCTTTCTGGGCGTTATCCGAGTATGACTTAAGATTATCCTGTATTTTTTTGTTAGCGTTCTCCACAGCGGAATAAAAATTACCGCAAGCGGTATTGAACTCCGTGTATTTATCGTTTATATCGGCTATCTCCTCTTCCGTGGCCTTCTTGTCCGCTATGGCCTTGTTTACGGCGTCGATCAGGCTATCTATGGAAGAGAACAGGGTTTCCTTGGCCTCTTCCAAGGAGACAAGCTCTGCCCCGTCAAGATAAGGATTGATCCTCAACTCATTATATGTAGCCAATGACGATGCCTTCTCGTTGTTTACGATATCTATATAGCGGGCGATATCCTTGGTCTCCGCCTCCGATATGATTCCATCGGCGAAGGTGTTATCAACGTAATACTTGAAATTATCCACCGAGCCTTGCACTCCCTCGATAGCCTCTTGGGCGGCGGAGGCGGCTTCTTGGGCATTCTTGATGGAATTATTTATGCCTTCCATGTCCGGCTTGTCTGTCAAGTTCTCGAAGCCGGCAGACCCCGGTTTTATGACTACCTTGCCCGTGAATACGTTCTTGTCGGCGTTCGGGGAAATGACCGTCACTTCCTTATTCAACATCGAGTAAGAGTTGATACCGGAATACAGCTTGAAGCACGGAGCGTCATCGTCGTAGGAGGATAGATAAACTACATGCTGACGATTGGTATCCGTCTTGTTGCCTATCGTGACGATCGTATCACCCGCCTTCGGGACCATGCTGCCGGGGTCACAATCATCTATCGACAAGTCTATATGATCACTCCCCAAGCCTACGACCCTGCGCCAGTAATACTGGTTACGGACATTATGGGATATCCCGGTCTTCACGTTAAACTCCCGGCATTGGGCCATGTCATCGATAGCGAACTCATTCACGATCTCCCTCTCCCCGTCGGTCTGCCGGAAATAACACCTATACACGTTGGTAGTGGCACGTCCGGAGCCTCCTAATGAGTACAACCGGCTATCCTCCACATCATATAGCGGATCACCGTTAAAGTCATACAAGGCATCCAGATCTACCGATACCTCCTCCACCCGAATGCACTCCATGCTCGCCGGAGATAATACGATACGCCCTCCCACGTGAGAGAGGTGCTTGATCTCCAAGGTATCGAAATACGCTTTAAGGCGGATGTAGATCTCGTCCGCCTCTATATATGATTTACCGGTCTTTGGGTCCCTTTTCACGAGGAACCCCGTGCCGAAAGGACCGGCGGCAAAATCCTGAGACTCGATATTATCGGATATCAATCCTCCGAGGAGCTTGATTAGATATTTGGTCTGGTCCGGCTTGTCCTTGCGCAAGAATGTCGCCAACGAGCGAAGGGCGGAGAATACGTTGCTGTCGCTTGCCGGGGTGGAGTCATTGGTACGGATAACGTATACGCCGCTTCCCCCTGAACCGGTATATGTCTGTCCTTTATAAGTCAAGGAATCAACCTTGTCCTCCAATTCACCAAGCCGGCTGTATTGAGTGCTCTCGCCTATAGTATATACAGGAGAATCATAAGGGATATCAAGGCTCATCTCCCAGCCTATAACACGACTGATACGCCCTTCCGACGAGAAGAAAGCGGGATTGACCATCCGCATCCTCTGCCCCACGTCGTAAGTCCGGTTGATCTGGTCTTGATAGACCCATTCCGAGTCCAACGTAGTCGGGTACGTGCCATCGTCAATACTGGTTCTCTTTATATATTCTTTACCCTTGGCCAGAAGCTCCGCCTCCGCCTCCGATATATATTGGTCGGACACTAATTGTATATTGAATCCGGAAAGTATATATTTATCGCCGTTCTCCGGACGGATCACATCGTCTGGTAACAAGCGGCCATAATCCTCGTTAGCGACGATCTCCCATAATTGCTCGACGGGTTCCGCTCCCTCGGGGTTAAAAGTGACTCCGAAAGTCATGCCATTAAGTCTCCCGGATTGGAACGTGACCTTCAATCCCTCGCCCTCTATGATATACTCATCCTTGAACACCAACCCGGTATCCTTGTATTGATAAGCCTTGAAAGTCCCCGTCACCTCGCCGTCCGTCTCTATGTTCCTGTCTACGGTCTTAACATCCGACAACGTACCTATCCGTCTGGGATAGATATCGTCAAATACCACCACGTCCTCCACGGCCTCGGCGTTGGTCATGCCGGGATAGGCATCGATATACGGTGTCCCAGATGGGAGCATGAGCCGCTTTTGCACGACACCGTTGACTACGGTCTGCTCATCTACCGGACGATAGTTGACAGGGATGTTTCTGGTACCTCCGAACACGTATATACGTGTTGCGTAAGTACCCTTGCTATCGTTACGGGTCATAGAGGAAGCCTCTACGCCCAACTCTATCTTTACGGCGTCGCCGAACTCGCAACGCCCGAAATGGATGATATTATCGGTTATCCAGCAGTCGCAATTCCACTTGTCCTCGGCGGCCATCGAGAAAAGGGCGTCCAAAAGGTGGATATTGTCATAAGACATCAACACGGCCTTGTTCTCGACCGTGTTGTCTATATCAAAGTCATAATCGACGCCGTTATACGTATATCCGTTAGCTTTAAGGTTACGCAGGAACACGCCCAGTTGCGTGTCAAGAGTGGCGGTAAGGTTCCATCCTGCCTCCTGTCCATGATTTTCCGGGGTATACTTGAATATCTTCGTGTTCCACTCATAATAATAAGCGTCCAACCTTAACTCATAATCATATTTTCCCGGCACCACATTGGGCTTCTGCAAGGATAGGTATTTATATACCTTGGACAACTTACCTCCTAAAGCGTCATCGAGTACCCCGCTCATGTCCACATAGTCGCCCGGCTTGAAATCAATAGGCGTTTCAACGCTAAAAGGAAGGGTTATATAGTCCTCCTTCATCAAGGTGAATCTCCCCTTTGCGCCCCGGTTTATAGGGGTCGAGAAACGAGTATTGCCCAATATGTCCTTTATCTCGATCATGAACTCAAAGTTCACGCATATAAGGGGGATGGCAAAAAATCAAGCGGACCTAAAAAAAACAATGGCGGGATTGTTGTAATTTTGTTGTAGGAGGAAATAAAAAAGCCCCGAACTGTGGGAAGCGGGGCCTGTGAATAATAATTAGAACTTTCGACATTTAATTTTTAAGTCTGTATCACTGCCTGATATATACATTCTTAATTCACAATTATTTTCTGCTAAACTTATAATATCATATTTGACAAACTCTTTACCTTCAACAAAACAAGTTATAGTACTTCCTTCCAATATATATGTTCCGGAACCATTTCCAAAATATCCACTTCCGGAATATGTACCATCTTCATTAAAAGTAGCAGATGTTTCTTTCATTGGCCAATCCACATAACCATCTCCATTTCCTGTATCAACTTGATTCAAGACCCAAGTTCCGTAAATATTTTTCATTTCATCAGGGATTTTCTTTTCATCATCATCCGAACATCCAATAAAGGTAAACAACGGCAACATCATTGCCATAATAAACAAAAGCTTCTTCATTTTAAAAACGTTTTTTAATGATTAGTAAATTGCTGCAAATATAAAGCTATTTGTTAATATATGCAAATAGGGGAGGGTAAAATTTATATTTTACAACATATAATTTTCATAACTCTATAATTCACAACATTACAGCAACTTGCTTTTCCACGGCTTTTTTTATGAAAGCGTTAATAGAAACGCCTGCTTGCTTTGCCAGAACAGCCACTCTACTATGAAGTTCCGGTGATAAACGAACGTTCAATGAGCCAGAATAGCTCTTATGCGGTTCAATCCCCTCTTCCTCGCAATACGCCAGATAATCATCTACAGCCTCGTGGAAAGCCGTTGTAAGTTCCCGCACGCTTTCCCCCTCAAAATTAACAAGACCATCAATGCCTTCTATCTTTCCAAAGAAAACATTGTCCTTCTCGCTAAAAGATACAGACCCGATATAGCCTTTGTAAGTCAATGTATTCATATTTGTACTTATCTATCTCTTTTTTCCGAACAACTCGGAATGACTACCAATTCTAAGCAAGTCGATTATTTCTCCGTCAATCCAAATAAGAAGAAAATCTCCTTCGATATGGCATTCCATACAACCTTTATACTCACCTTTCAACATGTGAGGTTTGTATTCTTGTGGAATCGGATGGTCATTTATAAGCAGATTTGCGATATATTCAAAAGCTGCGATTTTTTTGGGGAATTTCTGAATACGTTTGAAATCTTTCTTAAACTGGCTTGTTGGGTGTAATTTCTTTTTCACTTCATTAATTCCTCCATCAAACTATCCACGCTGTCGAACGTTTCTTTATTCTTGGTCGTGCGTGCTTCCCTTATAGCCGCTATCGTTTCCTCGTTTGGCTCGGAGTATACAGCGTCCATCAAGGTGCTCTCTACAAAATTATTCAAACTCCTGTTCGCTTTCTTGGCTTGCTCCTGCAAGACTTGCAACAAGTCTTCACGTAAACGGAACGAGGTTTGTTTTCTTATTACTGCTTCCATATTACTTCTGTATTATATTGTATCGCAAAGGTAGTGCATTGTATGCAGAAAACAAACTTTCATGATTTTTATTTTGAGATCATTGAAGATAACATCATTCCACCTTTATCTTCAATGGATGCCCGCAGTTAGGACATTTATACCCACCATCGGTCTCTTTTTGTACTTCGGAAGGGGATGCGAAGAGTTCTGTTATTGGACAGCCTATTGCATCCATGATTCTTATTCAGCAGTTGCTTTGTAAACTTTCCCATCAATTTTAAAATAAACACCTTGTGGATAATATGGCTCATTTGTGAAAAAATCTATAAATGGTATATCCATTGTTCTTGCTACTTTATAAAGGAAATCATGTGTCGGATATTGCATTTTTTTATTAAACATATAAGCAGACATCCCTAATTTTTCAGCAACTGTATTAGGAGATATATGATGCTGTTTAAGGCATTCGTTAGTTCTTAGCTGAAAAAATCCATTTTGAATATGATTTTCCATAAAATCTAACTTCGTTGTACTTGTTGTTTTAAATGTGTTTAATGTCGGATTTATAAGATTTATATAGAATTGTTCTCGAACTCTTATGTCTCCTATTATAATTCTCTCAATTATGTATACGATAATAGATTGATTCCTGTTATATGCGTTTTGAACAGATTTTGCATTATATTCGCCTTTGGGAAGTGCGGTAATATAATTATTTACCCTGTTTTTTAAGTTCCAAGTTGAGCCTATATAATTATCATCTCCAATTTTTAGCATGTAAACAACTGGATGTACTTCTTCTGTGAACCATGTGAGTGTATTATTTTTATATACACAGCACTTTTCTAATAAATCGTAGTCGAACATAGTATCTAAATAAATTACAACTTTTCTGCTAACTTCTTAATATCTTCCTTGCTATTGATTACATGGGTGATGTTGCCTATTCGGACAGCTCCAATTACTTCTGCATCAGTTTGTCTTGTTGACGCAAACAAATCCCTAAACTCTACGTCAAGATATTTAGCAATCTCAATTAGTGTAGGTATAGAAACCCCCTTGCCGCCATTTATTATATTGCTAATATACTGAGGAGCCTTGCCCATTCTATCTGCAAGTTCTTTTGACGTCATATTCTTATCCGAAAGAATATCCTTTATCCTTAATTTGAAAATATCTGTATTTTCTGTCATAAATATTTTTTATGCAAATATAGTCTTATTATGTAGTTGTAAAGAAAATAGGTTTATTAAAGTGTCTTAAATAATCGCATTTTCTTTACTTTTTATTGTTTAGTAAAGAAAATAGGTTTACTTTTGCATCATCAAAATAAAACAACAGTACAATGGCAACACAGAAATACAACAAGAGTGAGATCATGAAAGACGCATGGAGATTATTCAGACTTTACCGAAAATTCTCTTGGTCTTTTGGCAAGTGCTCTTCTAGTCGCTCAAGACGCATTGAGGAGACGTGAGGAGCGGATCGCCAACCTAGAGCAACAAACCGCCCTTCAAAGCGAGGAACTTCAAGCCGCTGCCCCAAAGGTCAATTACTACGAGAAGGTATTGCAAAGCACCAGCACGTATAACACCAACCAGATCGCCAAGGAGTTAGGAATGAGCGCCGTCACATTGAACCAAAAGCTGAGAGAGATGGGCGTACAATACAAGCAAGGTGGTCAATGGCTATTGACACACAAGTATCAAGACGAGGACTACACGAGAACAAGGACATATCCATACGTCCAGCGTGACGGAACGCCCGGAACGGCGATGCAAACCGTATGGACGGAAAGAGGACGGGAGTTCATCCACGGTCTTTTTGACCTAAAGAGTACCATCGTGTCCGGGGTGAAGGAATTGTCACGCATATATAACAACATGGACGAACTTGAGAGAAAGGAAGATGTATTCAGCGAGCCTTTATATACGGACATGTCTAAGATAGACGCAATGTACGAGGCTTTCCAATCCATTTATTGCAAGTCCAAAATGACCGTGAATGATCGCAAGAAGTTCCTGTTTGTGATAATCTTGTTGTATTGCCCCAAAAAGTTGGCGGGGAAGAAAATGAAAAGCGGATTACGTGATAAGATAGCGAACATCCTACACATGAGACAACATTCCACCCTTTCCAACAACGTGAAAGATCTTGTCAAGGAATATGACTCTGATCCTAATTTCAAGAAAGACGTAAGCAAGGCGTACAATTTCATCACTCAAAATATAACTCCGGATATAAACAATCATCTATTATCCAGATTAGGATGAATGACCCCAAAAACCTTAACTATGATACCTGTGAACTATTAAATGATTGATTGAATATGAAAGACATAAACACGATACTAAACGAAATGCTTTTAACGTCCCAAAGGGACAAGAAGGCGATGGAGCGATTCAACCGGCAATCCTTGAAAATGGAGAGGCTTATCGATGAGCTGGAGAAGGCTTGCGGATTTAGCGGCACCAAGCCCAAGCCACATATGACCGTGTCGGTATACAACAACGGGAGGTCAAAGCCGGGAAGATTCGACCTCCGATCTTTAAATACGCATCTTTTAGCACAATAGGACGAAGAGCCGTCTAGCCAATAAGGGGCGGACGGCTCTTCGCTTATCCCCTTGACGTTGGGTCAGGTTCCTCGAACTTAACGGATAGCCTACTATTCAACCTGTTCCGATCCAATGCGAAGCTTGATGATCTCTTATGGACAAGGGTAAATGTCATATCAAGATCCGGAACACGCAATACGACCTTGCCTTGTTGAAGGACAGCCACGAACGCCTTATAATTCAGCATATATTCCTCTTGCGTATCCCCGTGTATGTTGAACGTAAGGGTAAGATCCCGGCTAGCCACCTTGGGATTATTGAACACGACCCTCTTCCCGTTTTCCAACCGGCTCTCGTTCTCTATGAAATCCTTGTTTCCCGCTGGGGTTAGCAAGGTCTGGATAAAACCCTCTCCCATGGCGACACGATACATGCCCCATGCGTCATTCCCGTTAATATATAGATCCCCTAACATAATATCCTTGCCGTTCCGTCGTTAATAATCTCCACCTCGCATCCCCCGATATTGACAAGCAATATCACGGAGTAGTTCCCGGCCTCTATCTTGGCCTTGCCCCCGTGCATCAAGATCACCTTATGCACCCTCGTGTTATCGTCATAACTCAAATACGCCACGGTATTACCTATCACACCTACGTTTGTTTTATTGTGAAGCTCAATCAGATCACGATCCACGTATATCCCGTAGGGAGCTATGTTTTTAGCCATGCCTCTAAATAAATCCAACGAAGGATAATTATTCTCCTCGCAAAACTCCCGCCCTTGCGGGGAAAAAAACAGCCAACATAGGCTCTTCCAGTCAGTGGCCTTGCCTGATTCACTGCAAGCCCCTAGCGAAATAGCCCGTCTCGTTATATCTCCAACATTCATACTACATGTTTTTAGTGTTAGTCTCTATACTTGTCAATTTATCCACCGCTTTTTTCAATTGTATCACGGTATTGGCGGTATTATCATTGATCTGCTGTAACTCTATATAGATACTGGCGATCATCGTCCTAGTCTCATCCGCCACATCATACAACGAGGCTATCTTTACAGATATCACGTCCATACTGGCCTTTATATACAAGAGGCTCAAGAATTGCTCGGAGCCTTGCAAGAACAACAGTATCTCCTCCCCTGTCATTTGCAGGGCGGTGAAACGGCCATTTAACTCATCGGCGCTATCTTGAGACATTTTCTCGAAACCCCCGGATGTAGCGGTCTGCTCATATTTATCATTTTTATCCTCTTGGAAATACTTGCTTGACGTATCGAAGACCTTCTGGGCCTCAGCGTCCATTTTTTCCTTCAACTTGTTCAACTCCGCTTCTTCCCAAGGCGAAACGATACCATCGGACATATAATCGGCCAGTTTCTTCATGAATTCCTCTACGGAAGGGGATAATTTATCCTTCAAGAATCCAATGATAGCCGTCTTGATCAAATTTTGGACAATCTTAGTCGAAGCCTCTGCCGCATCAGTTCCTGTAGCCCACGCCTCCGAATACGCTTGGGCGAACTCGTCAATAGCGGACATGACATCAGTTCCTGTTATAGCCTCTATCGCTTTTTCTTTATTGTCTTCAAGTTTGAGATTTATATCATCCAATTGTTTCTCCCATTCTTTTATACGCTCTTCATCCGTTTTTTTCTTATCCTTTTCCTCTAGGATTTGTTGCTGAATCATCAACTTCTGTTGTTTAAGGAGCTCGTCTTGTTGGTTGATCAGTTTTGCCGCACTTGTAGAATAAGCCTTTTCTATGGAACGGCCTAGCTTCTCGTACGAGGCATCCAACACATCGATCTGGTCTTGTAATCTCTGTATACGTTTCTCGTTCTTTTTGTCATGGATCTTAGCGATAGAGGACGCTAGAGAGGTCACTACCCCAATAGCAGCACCAGCGGCGGTTCCTATAGGGCCAAATAAAGACGCAGCTTTTTCTCCTATAACACCCAGTTTTTTTCCTATAGAAGCAGCTAGCTCACCAAACTTTTCCCCAGAAATAGCCCCCTCCATTCCTGATGATATAGAATCAAATATAGTCTCAAACCCATCCGCAACTTCTTCAATAGCATTTATATCAATAGACTCGCTTAGTTTTCGAAATGAAGTAGACAAGAATTGAACAGAGGTCATAACTTCATTTACACCCTCATTAATGAGCTGTAATGATTCCGTCAGTTTTTTGGGGTCGTCACCAGCGGCAAAGAATCGCCTCACTCCTTCTGTCACCTTGTCAAAAGCGGGTCGCAACTCATCGACCTTCTCGTTGGTGCTCTCAACGCTTTTCCCTGCCCTATCCATTATTTCAGGCATATCAGACCAAAGATCGAATTGTTCCTGCGTTATGCCTAATCCCTTGCCTTTTGATTCATCCCATTCTCCGGACTTAAGAAACTCCAAGGCCTCTTTTCCCTTGGTGGATATCTCTATCAACTCCTTTAGAGTCTTGTCCTTCATGTCTCCAAAAAGAGCGATTATGGCATTGGCGGTATTGCCACTTTTTATCTCAAGGTCGGAAAGCTGCTTATCCCATTCCTTCCCGAGTATCAATTTCTCCCCCTCGGTCTCGGCAAACGCTATTTTTTGCCCGTATTCGGCGGCGAGTGCCATTTTTTTGTCTTGATAAGTGCCATATTCCTTAAGATAATCATTCATGGCTTTACGTTGAGCCTCGATCTGCTCGTTCTCTACTTCTTGCGTGGACCGCATACGGGTAGCCTGAGCCTGCGTAATGGCTGTTTTTATTTCAACCGTTTGTTCTTGCGTGAGTTTTCCCCCTTGCGCCTCACGCCACTCTTTCTCCCTCTTACGTATAGCCTCTATTTCACGATCGTAATCATATTCTATTTGGGCGATGCGCTTATCGGATCCTTCCTCCATAAGATTTATCCTAGATTGCTGGTTCTTATTCTGGAGATCAAGTAATTGCTGATTAATACGCTCTTGTATTTCTTTTTGTTTTTCAGCCTCTTTCTTTTGTCTTTCTGTTTCTTGTTGAGCTTTTTTAAGTCTATCTTCTTCGTATTTATCGTACTTTTCAATGCCTGAACTAGAAAGAAGATCATCAGCCGCCTGTTCTTTTGCCTTACCAAGTTCAAAATAAGCGTCCGCATTCCGCTTTAAGGCTTGTGCGTCTCTATCTACAGCTTCCGCTTCATGATCAAAACTTTTTGCCCTATCTTCTACTAATTGTTGATGAGATTTTATATTACCAAAACGAGTATCTTGTATAACCCCGGTTGCGTCAATTTCCTGTTTTTTACGAGTTTCACTTGCTTTTTCTCTAATTTTATCTGCCTCTATTTCTTTTTGGATAGCCTTTTTATATTCTTCGGCAGCTAAATCTTGAGCGGCAGTAGCTTGAGCACGCAATTTCAATGAGTTTATGAAATTATCTGTATTATCCACAAACAAATTCTCAGCATCTCTTACAGACTTAATCGAAACCCCCATCGAATCAAACGCATCTTTATTCTTCTCAATAAATTTCTGCTGTTCTTGCAAATTACCTGCAAGTTCTTTCCACTGTCTTTGATATGACTTAAACTGAATAATCAACTTGCTTAATTCTCCGGAATTTTTAGAAAAAGATTGGTTTAGCTCATCTTGTAGCTGCTTTGTATTTTTTATAGCCTCGCCTGCTCCAAATAATTTTTTCGTCCATTCGATAATATCCTTCCCATAGACAGATAAAAGCGTTATCGCCGCAACCAAGGCCGTTTGCCAACTGAAAATAGATGTTATCAACTGCTTCCAGACAGGAGCCACTTTTGCCACGTCATTATTTCCTGCCGCTACAGCCATCTTGAACGCCTTATACTCCGCAGCGGCTTTCTTCAGCTCATCGGCAAGCATCGGCAAGTTATTGGATATAGCCAAAAAGAATGTATTCCAGCCAACAGCAAGGGAAGGCAACTCCCTTGCGACCTGTTGAACCGACACGCTCAATCCGTTCCAACTACTGGCGTAATTGCCGACGTTCCGTTGATATCGTCCGGTAGCTTGCTCCGCCGAACTAATCTCCGTATTCAAGGCCTGTATCTGTTTTTGCAGGTTAGTCCCTACGGTCGTTTTCCTATCCGTAGCGGAAAGGCGGTCATACTCGGCATTAAGCAACGACAATTGCTTTCTCAACGCTACAAGGGAATCCGAGGCGGCTCCCTCGATCTTGATATTGTCCGAATATTCCTTCCTTAGCCTCTTCAGGGCCTCGTTCTCTAAAGCGTGCTGCCGGGTCTTCTCCTTCAGGTCGGTTAATATATTAGATCCCTTCTGGGAATTTTTATCCGCATCCGAGAGAGACAAGTAAGACTTATTGAGTTTTTTGATCTCGTCACTTAGGCCTTTAACCTTTAGTTGTTGCTCGACAAACACATCGGTAGCGTTATTCAATTCTTCTGTTATCTGACGAGCCCCATCAATAATACCATTAGAGACCTTAAGCTGCTCTATTACCCTTTGATAATTCTGCATCTGCTGCTCATAGTCCTTTAGTTTCCGTGTCGCCTCCTCGTATTTCCGGTTTAAATCGTCAAATCCCTTGGTATCTGTAGATACATCGAAATCCTTCAAGGCGGATTTCAACTCCTCCACCTCCTTTCGAAGATTTATAAGTTTCTGTAGATCGGCATCGACCTCGAAGTTTAGTTTAGCCATTAATCACCCTCCTTTTCCTTTCGCTTCAACAAATCACGCCCGGTTCTCTCCACGATCAAATCACCGGAAACGCTATGCAATATATCCTTCTGCATGATCAGAAGGTTTCGATATGGTATTTTATAAACCACGTCCTCATAAGACAATCCCAACGATTCCATGAACGTGGCCACTTGTCCTAGCATGGTCTCATTACCTGTCACTTTGGTGTCGCCGCCATTCTTGCCACGCTCTCGGCTAAGGCGGCACAGACGAAAAAATCCTCCGCGGATATGAATTTAACGACAGTCTCCAACGCCTCCCTTAGCTCATGGAGGGTAGCCCCATCGATCTCCTTGTACATATCAGCGCTTCCTAAAACGAACACAGACAATCCCTTTAATATATTTTCCAGATCGTTCCTCACCTTTTCAAGATCCTCCTTGCCCGATGTTGTCTTATCAATAAGAGATAGGTATTGTATACCTTTGCAAATCGTCGCTATTGTAGGAGGACTTACCTTATACGCCTTCCCCCCTAGGACCACGACCTTGAAATCCTCACCTAGGACAGCGTCAGCCACTAAACTAGCACCCTTGTTCATGTCACGTAAAAAAATTAGAATTAAACAAAAACGGGGACGAACGGAAAATACCGCCGTCCCCGTTCCTATAAGACATATTACATTCAATCCTTCAAGGATTTTCCTTCCACGTCAAACCAATACTCTGAAGCTATTGTCGTGGATGATTTCAGCGGGGTGGCGGACATCGACAAACCAACGGCCCCATCCGTGGAAGCCCCACGACCCACAAGATTCGCCTTAGGGAAAATGATAGCCACGTCATCATTGGTAATAGCGACGATACATTTATATCGTTGCTCGCCGGCGTTGCCACGTTCCCATCCCTTATCCGTATCCAAGGGTTTACCGCCCATAAGCTCGGCCTTGGTAGCGAAGTCATATGCCCCGATCACCCAATTCAAGCTCTGTGATCCTGCCTCAAACGATGACCGATATGTCTGGCCGGTCAACTCATCCTTGTATTCTGTTAACGTACCGTCCTCCTCAGTATATTCATAAGTCCCTTGATGGACGATTTGAACATCCTTGAAAGCCGTAAATAACGTCTCCAAGCTCTCGTATGTGGGTGCAGCAACCAGAGGCTCCCCATAAAGTATCCTTTTTACGCCTATAGCAGAAATTGTTCTTCCCATATTACAATACTATTACATTTAAAACTTTAAATAATACTCTCACATTAACGTAGTGACATTTAAGATCCCTGTTAACCTCAATTCTAGTAGTGTCTACCTCGTAGGTATAAGGAGTGCCATCAAACACCGAGGTGTCCTTGAACACCTCCATGGACATACGTTCCAGCTTATTCATCCTGTCCAAATCAGGCGTTCCTTTCTCGTCCAGATCAGGGACGGCTATATTGACATGAACGAATCCCACCTTCCATGTAATTCCCGGCTCCGAGGAATTCGAGTGTACGGTAACCCTCTCCTCCTCAAGCTTACCTGTAGGCGTATCATCCTCCTTGTACACCCCGGTAACACCAAGTTCCAAGGCTTTCTTATATAAGATTGTCTGTATGTCCGTGCTTACTATCATTGTAACATAGCTATTACTTTAGCCTCGGCAGTATCTATCACGTTTAGCTTATGGATATCATTCACATAGCTAGCGTAATCCATTCCCGCCACGACAATCAATGTCACTCCCTTTGTATGCTTAGAAGCCAGATCCCTAGCGTAACTAAGCCCTTGCCTGCTCCCCTCGCTTCCATCCCCGGACTTTCCTTTAGCCCAGAACTGGACCGTCTTTTGGGATCTGGTCGTGAAAAAAACCTTCTCATAATTTTCCCCACGTCCATCTATCCTCTTAAACCCGCCTTCCTTTACGATCTTACCGTCCATTGATATGACATATCCCAATGAACTCCTCAAGTTCCCGGTAATATCGTTATATTTACCTTCTTGAACGGCGGTCTCATAAGCGGATTGCCCTAGTTGGGCTAGAAAGGCGAACACCTGACGATAGGCCTCCAAGATGAAATCATCCACATCGGACAAATCATAACTTAACTTTATTATTCCAGCCATATTTGCCCGTAATTTAGATAATCCGTTAGCATCGGGTTGATAACAACGCCACTACCGCGAATACTCCCATCTTGATTCAATACTCTCACGATATCCCCGGCATCAATCTTGATCTTATCTGTCACGACACGATATTTGTAATCAAAGGCTACGCCATTTACCGTATATACCCGATCGGCGCTCTTATCATAGCATTTACATCGTCCCAGTCTCTCCCATAACTCACCACCAGTCCCGGGAACAGGATTGCCATTGTCATCGTGATCATATTCCTTGACAACTTTTCGTTCTAATATGTGAGGAGCGTAATACATATCAATAATCCGTATAAGATGAGACTACCCCAAGACCGGAAGACACATCCGGGCTAACACCATTCCGTTCGCACAGGAACAAATAATACCGCCGGAGGCCGTCCTTGTCCCAAGAGACAGAGAAGCCGCTCTCATTGACGCTATCAGGGCGCAATAGCAGCGACGGGATGATCTCTATCATCCCTGTCTCTACCTTGCCTATGGATTCACTAGACATCTCATCGTCCGGGGATAGCCCCGATTTGATGCTGAAATCCAGCATATCCGCCTCGGATAGATCTCCATAAGCCGAGAATTTCTGCCCTATGTAGTCTCTTATCGTCATGCCTCCACCGTCAATGAGTAAATGCCATTAATCTCGGTAAGGACCGGCAAGGATAGCGATTGAGCCTTGGTAAACTCTACGCCATTGGAATTGTCCGTCTCACCCTTGCCCCATTGAGAGATACGAATCCGGCCATAATTAGAGTAAGTCACGCCCGGTTCCTGTCTCAACTCATTATCGGCGTAAGCGTTCTTGATGACGCCTAATTTACCTGCCGGGACAAAGACGATATTCTTGTCGTTCCAAGGCTTGTACTCGGATAGCTTGCCGTTGTCTTGGATACGGGTGATACGTCTCACTGTCTCTATGACAGGAAGGTCATTAGAGCGTAGGAACTCATTCAAACCGGACATCAAAAGAGGAGTGCCGGATTTGTCGGTCCCAAAAATGACCTGTTTCATCTTCCTGCTCTTAAGCAAATAAGACAATCTGGCCGGAGACATCAATATCCTATCAAACGTCACCTTGTCTTGGGCCGCATCCACGACACCTTGGATATCCTCGAAAGGATCGACGTTGTCCTTATTGGTATCCGTCCAGTCAAGAGTAACGCTAGCGATATTCTCGGGCGGCATCTTGTAATCAATAATACCACGTACCCCTCCTTCAGGGTTATTATTGGCATTAAAGGTAAATACCCCCTTGTTAGACAAGGCACCCAAGAAAATAATATCGAGCTTAGATTGCACGGATTTAACAACGGTAGACACGTTGTTCCACATCAGATTAATGAGCTGCTGTGTCTTCTGGTCATCCGTCAACATCCTAGAGTCTAGGATCTGCAAGACCTTACGATACTCCTCGATCGGCATTGAGTAACTCATCTGGTGGGTAAGGACCTTTTGCTTCAAGGTCTCAAGCCCCTCCGTACCCAAGATCGGTTCCTTTCCCTTGGAATCAAGGGTAGCCGCCGCCACGCTCAAGTTATATTGCCCGATCAGCTCCTCAAAATTAAGGCCGATAGTCGGGACATCCCAATCAAGATAACGCTCGTAGATATTCTGGTCAAACAAGCGCTTGCGAAGCTCCGTGGCAGCGTCAATACGAATCTGAACCTCTTTTGTCAGTTCGCCAAAAATAGAACTATAAACATCCATCGTTCACCTCCTTACTGTCTAATATACTTAATAGTGGGATTATTCTTCATGCTGAATCCCGTCAACCATGAGGAAGGGACTGGATAAGCCACATCCTTAAGGATAAGGACCTCATATCCCGCCGATACCGTCTGGAAAGACATATTCTTCGTATAGACAAACGTTGTCTCAACCACAGCGTCAGGCTCATCCGTTCCCACGGCAAGAATCGCCCCTTCTGTAGCAGACTCTACAGCGGCAGGCCATGTAACCACGTCATAATCAGAGTTGCTTGAATCTACGGAACTCACGTTCTGCCCACCAATAGAATCTCCCTTGGCGACAAAGCTATCATTCCCTATACGTGGCTTAGTGGTCGTTCCTCCGGTTAATACCTTAACGGCCTTACAGATCTTGCACTCCATGCGATCAAAGTCCAGCTTGATAGGAGTGCCCTTTCGCACGATTGTCCCTTCCGCCAACTCAGTGGTTAACTTGAAATCTCCGGGAAGGACTGCGCATTCCCCGCGCCAAAAGACGGGGAACGATCCTTTAATCTTTGTTTTGTTAAATTCGATACCCATAATCTTTTACTTTAATTAGCGTCCGGCAATGATTTGGCCCAATCCTTAGCGAGCTCCTTGCTCTTTTCCTTGGACGTAGAGACAGAGAACGCCGAACCTTTTTCCTCTAATCCCTTTGCGACCTCATTTTGTCTCACCTTGGACAGATAAGTATCAATCGCGTTATCGTCCATATCGTCCGTTATAGCGAAGCCCTCCTCTATCCGTTCCTTTGAGATCTTAAGGCTCTTGGCCTTGTCAAGGATCAGATTGTGTCTTTCAGCACGTGCTTTCTCCTCCTTAGCTTTATCATTCTCGGAGGTCAAGAGCCGGATTTTCTCGTCCTGCTCCTCACGATACTTCTTGAACCAATCCGGCTCCTCGTTTTTATCTGGTTGCTGTTGCTGGCCGCCCCCCTTGCCTCTCAACTCCTCTAATTCCTTCTTGTAATTTGCGCTTTCGGTTCGCACCTTATCCAAAGAACTCTGGTAAGATTTCAACATTGATTCTTGCCCTGCTACCGCAGTTTCAAGATTATCGTCCGTAATCAGGCCAGTGGACCCCAATGATTCTGCCACGGACCTCAAAACATCCTCCGTTAACCCAAGATTTGAGTACTTCTGTTTTAACTGCTGGAAAATCTTCTCTTTCATGCTATTACTTTTATTTTTCGCATAAAAGTATTGATACATAAGCTTGTAATAAAATAAAAACAGGCTATATACATGACAATAGACCGATTGTCACAAAAACAATAGGGCATGGCTATAAAATAACCACGCCCATTAAATTTAATGATATCAAGGTATGACTTAATCCATCCTTATTATTGAGAGGAATCATCCGAAGCTTTAAGATTCTTGTCCTTCTCATTACGTTGCGTCTTTTCCCGCTTCTCCTCTAATATCCGTCGAATCTCCTCCTCCGGCTTGTCTGTCAAGGACAGCATATCTACCGCCGTTTGAAGGGACACCAATCCTGACTCATAGAGTTTCGCTATCATATCTATTCTCTTATCCTTATCCTCGGCGAAAGGCTCGGAGAACTCATGTTGCAGGTCGAGCCTGCTTAACTCCTCTCTCATGCCGATATGAGTGACGTTCATCATGATAGCCAATATAAGATTCTTCTCACGGTCTATCAATATATCATATATCTCTTTCAAGTTGTCCCTTTTCATATATCCAAGCGCCAAGGCCCTTTTCAATGCCTCCCCGGATAATGTCCCAAGCCCCTTCATATTCTCGTAACTGAAATCCGGGGTGAACGTATCGAATAGTATACTTGATGACAGGTCTTTTTTCTCCGCCTCTTTCATCGTGGAATAATCGGGCGGAACGAGATACTCGGCAGCGCTTTTGTCCTTATCGGACATGGTGATAACCTCTCCTACCATATTAGATCCTCCCCCTACTATGCTCTGAATGACATCAGCGGTTAATTTCAATTTTGGATCGGAGAAATAATTATTGGAATCCGCCGCCTTGCTATCAACCGCTTCCTCTCTGTCTATACGCTTTTGCACCCCATACCATGCCTTGTTTTGACGATAGTAGATAACATTTATTTTACCCGAAGGATTAAGCAATGGCGTAACATCCCATCCGATATCCGCTCTCTTGCATCGATAGATGTATTCCGGGGTCTCTATATCAAAATGCTCTACGGACTTATCGCCCTCAAGTAGCGTATATCCATAACCAAAAGCTATCATGTTATCCCATTGATCAAATAAAGGCCGCAATGTATATCCTTTTGACTTGGATATAACCTTAACCTTTACTTGGGGCATACCATTTTCCCTGTATATATGATAAACCTTAGCGCTCTCCGTCTCCGCACCGGCCAAACGCTTGGCTTCCCGGATTGTCGTGTTGAATCGAGTATAACGGAGAAAATCACCGAATGCCCTGAAAGCCTTATCCGTATCATCCGATACAGCTTTCCACAAGATAGGCTGCCCGAGGAGAAAAAACAGCTCCACCTCATTTATATACGCTTGCCTTCCTCGTGGCAATTTCTCCGTGATATATGGTTCTTGATTTTTCCTGTGCTTATTAGGACGTTTATTAACCTCATGGGATTCCGGGTTATATTCCAAGATTGCTTGGGAAACATCCTTGTCCCGGCATTGCATCATTGACATGGCCCGGCTTATATCCCTATCCTTGATAAGGCTGACAAAGTCCCTCTCCACTCCCAACGAGTTCAATATCTTGTTTTGGAAAACCTGAAATATAGCGTCTATGTAATTCATGTTAAAATCCTAACTCCTCCTTAGAGTACTGTCTTGTTGTTAATACTTTTCCTAGAAGCTTGCCTATCGTCCAATAACGTGCCCCGTCGATAAGATGGTTATACCCGTCAATAGGCTCATTGATAAATTTACCGTCCTTGTTTTGGGCGTATACATAGTTCCTAAGTTCTTTTATCAAGTTTAAAGATCTCTTGGTGACACAAATCTTATACTCCATCATCTTGATAATACCTCCCATAACAGATCCCTTGTACTTGTCCGCAGGGTATATGATTATCCCCGCATTTGATATTTCTTGTATAAGCCTTGGATCGGCGCTGTCAGCGTAAACCACCAAGCCAAGGTCTTTCAATACCTTAATAATCTCCTTGGTTAACATATGGGTACGGTAACATTTCTCGTCAAGATATAACCTATCATCAACCAGTCCGCATCTAACTATAGCGGTAGGGTCATAGCTATATCCAAAGTCAAGCCCTAACGCCACATGCTTGGCATAGGAAGGGAACTCGTCCACGATCTCGAAATCAGGGAACACCAACCCTTCGGCCATCGCCCGCTGCCCTAACCCATAAACCGCCCAAAGCACCTTATTCTTATTCTTCAATGACTCTATCTCATCGATGATTGTTTGCTCTAAAAAAGGATTGTCCTTATAAGTGGATATAAAATGATACGTCCTAGGGTCATTGTTTAGATCGCAAATCCAGTGCTCGTCACTGAACGACGGGTTATAATCAATGACAGAGAAAAGAGTGGTACGCATCACCAGTTGCTGCCACTCAAGATAAGATATCTCATTTCCCTCGTTACAATAAAGTATATCACGTTTCCTTCCTCTTATCTTCTGCTCATCATCCGTGGAAAAGAACTCCACGAATGATCCATTTGGGAACGAGTAAACCATCTCCGACTTGTTCATGCACCTATTATCCCATATACGGAACTTATCGATCATGATTTCTTTGAAATCCCGGAAGACAGATCCCTTCAGCGCCGGCAATGTCTTCCTCACGATAGATAGAGACAGCTTAGGGTTATGAAGGATATACACTATAAGGAATATCAATATGTTATAAGTCTTACTGCTCCTTGAAGATCCTTGGGCAGATATGATCTTATAACCGCCATCCAAAGCGCCCTGTACCTCCGTATATATCCTAGTCGTCTGTATCACCATTGATAACGTCCTCCCTCTTGTCAATAACCTGAATAGTTATGGATTTATCCTCGCCATCTATATTGACCTCCGATTTGACAGGCGCATCCCATCCCATCATCTTCGAAAGGCGATCCAAAGCGTCTATCTTGGAATACATCTTTACCTCAAAGCCCTTATCCGTACTTTTGACCGATTGGATAGCTAATTGGAAAGACAAAGGCAGTTTAGACAAATCTTTTATCAAGAAGATTACATAGTTCTTCCCCCTCTTGATTTGCAACATATCCACGACATTGGCCCGTGCTATATTCTTAAGGATATCAATAGCCTCGTCTTTGGTTATATCCGATCTTCTTTGTAAATCAGCTTGCAACTCTTTTACCCTTACCGCTATCTTACCGTTGGCTAGAAGCTCGCAAGCTCTTATATTAATAGTCTCGGGTCTCATATTCTCGCAAGAATAAGCACGCCTATACGCCTCGGAAGCATTGCCTGATTCCAAGTAATAATTACAGAACTTCTCTTGCTTGATTGTCAATTTCATATCTTTGCCTTGAATAAAGATCAAGACCAAAGTTATGTCATCGATATTTATGGTCATAAATAAAGAAAGGGCGATTCGTGACAACAGGTAGAATGTCACGAATTACCCCTAAAAACCGCAAAATTTACTTTGTCTTATCCAACCTAACCAATATTTCAGAGAAAATACGCTCTATATCTTGCCTAAAGTACTTATACAATTGATAAGAAAAAACTATGCCATTGATATTGTTGGAAACGACCGTCTTCTCCTTAATCCCTAGTACGTTTCCTAGCTTTTCCCTTAATCCAGCCTTCATCTTACCGCCAGCCAAGGTCATAGGAGAATAGAGATATAATATTATGAATATGAATTTTTTCCTTTGCGGTACATTCCCTTTAGGGATTGGCTTTCCTCCGAGGGCTATCTCCTTGAACCACTCATATAGGGTATCGATCATACCCAATTCGGTTAACACAGGTTTAGCGATCTCCGATTCACGCTCAGAGAGTCTGTACTTTTGCTCACGAATGGATTTGAGCTCAAAAATATTTGAAAACATATTTTCGTAACTTTAAGTTACGCACCTGTCCCGCAAATATAATGAATAATATACATGACGGCTACACAGTATCCATAAAATATGTTATTGATCATAATTGGGAGTTGAGAAGGAAAAACGTTATATTTGTCACGATGGAGAATTAAGACATCAAAAATCCTATAAAAAAATGCCTTTTACGTGTATTTTTACGTGTAGTAACAAAAATAGCCTTGACAATCAGTAGATTACCAAGGCTATTGTGGAGATGGAGAGATTCGAACTCTCGTCCAAACGAGGAATTAATTT